TTAAATTCCTTCCACCTGTTTTGCTTTGTGTGGCGAAAACGGGAGTGATCCTTGACAACCGAATATCCATTCGCCAAATACTTCCTCTTTGTGATTGTGATGAGCATAAGCGTGTGCAGCGGTACGCCAAGACCTGTTAAGAAGCAGCGAGCGATGAAAGGGGGTGATCTCATTCATTACCGACTGAAAATATCGGATTGCTTCCGATTTCGCCATAACCCACAAAGAGAATAATGGTACTCCCGTCCAGTCACAGTCCGAGCGTGATAAAACCGTCGCAGGCAATGAGGGCGGCTCTGGCAGACCGTCAGAGGGGTGGAACTCCCGTGGTGTCAGTTCGCTACTGACCGTTTGGCGACTTCCCATAGCATTTCGGGGTGTCGAGGACAAATTGAAATGCTCCTATCATAAAGCCAGATAAAAGGTAGTCATAGGAACAGAGATTTTGTTTATACTCTCCCGACCTTAAATACTTCCTTTTGTTTGGCTGCCTACATAGGCAGAACATACCTGCCTAAATAAATCTGGGAGGTCAAACATAATGGAAAGAAAAATCAAGCGTGGAGATATTTACTACGCAAATCTAAATCCTGTTATCGGCTCGGAGCAAGGCGGAACAAGACCTGTACTTATCATTTCAAACGATGTCGGCAATAAGCATAGCCCTACGGTCATTGTCGCACCCATCACAAGCCGAATACACACTAAAGCAAAATTGCCGACACACACTTTAATCAATGATTTTGAAGGTTTGGATAAGAACTCAATCATTTTGCTTGAACAGATAAGAACGATTGATAAGCAGCGACTAAAGCAGTATTTGGGAATGATACCAGACAATATAGTGGCAAGGGTTGATAAGGCTCTTGCCATTAGTGTTGCATTGGAGAAAACGAAGGCAACAGATGTGTAAAAGGGACGAGAACGATAAATTTGCACATTGGTAAAAATGCGGCTGTATTTCTATAATTAAGAGTACAGCCGCTTGTTTTATAGCGGAGGTACTCATTATGGGAAATGAAAACTATATCCAAAATTCAGAATTGCAAAATGAACAGATGAAAGATGAAAGCGAAGTATTTAATTCATTTATCAATGTTATGGTGCAGATAGTTGAAAAATACGGAAAGACAGTTTTGCAAGAATTGGATTGTGCTGCGTAAGCTACGCAGCCTTACATATCACATTTCCCTATAAAATTATGGAGGTGGTACGATGAACAGAGAAGGAAAGAAATGTGTCCTGTATCCGAGAGTAAGTACCGAAATGCAGGTAGACGGATATAGCCTTGAAGGACAAAAAAACGGATTAAAGCGATTTGCTGACCGAGAAGAAATGGAAATTGTCGGTATCTATGAGGATGCAGGTAAATCAGGAAAATCTATTGAAGGACGACCTGCATTTAAGAAAATGCTTTCCGATATAAAAAACGGATTGGAGATAGACTATATTCTGGTTTATAAACTTTCCCGTTTCGGAAGAAATGCAGCGGATATTCTAAATTCATTAGAGTTTGTACAATCTTATGGAATAAATCTTATTTGTATTGAAGAAGGAATTGACTCGTCACAGACAAGTGGAAAACTTTTAATCTCTGTTTTGTCTGCGGTTGCAGAAATAGAAAGAGAAAATATCATTGAACAGACAATGAATGGACGGAGAGAAAAAGCACGACAAGGTGGGTGGAATGGTGGATTTGCACCATACGGATATTATCTGAAAGACAATCAGCTCTTGATAGAAGAAACGGAAGCTGAAGCAATCAGAATTATATTTGATAAATTTGCTAATTCTGATATAGGACTTGGCGGAGTAGCAAAATATCTTAATCTTCAAGGTATAAAGAAGATACCTCGTCAGAACGGCACATTGGAAACTTGGAGCAGTCATTTTATACGGTTGATATTAGACAATCCTGTTTATTGTGGAAAGATTGCTTATGGCAGAAGAACACGAGAAAAGGTAAAAGGTACAAAAAATGAATATAAGCAGGTTCATGCAGAGGATTACATTCTGGAAGATGGACAACATGAAGGAATTATCAGCGAGGAATTGTGGCAAAAGGTTCACGCAAAGCGTATGGCAACAGGAATTAAACAGCCATCCAAAATCGGTAAGGATAGGTCACACCTTTTGACGGGGATATTAAAGTGTCCCCTTTGTGGAAGTTCAATGTATACGAACAAACACGCTTGGACAAATAAAGACGGCACATACAAAGAGGTTTACTATTATATTTGTGGTAGAAATAAGCAGGAGCGAGGACATCATTGTGATTATAAAGCATCGCTAAGAAAAACAGATATTGAGCCACTTGTAATTGAAGCTGTTAAGGAATTGGTAAGCGATAAGTATTTTGCAAAAGAGATTGAAAAGCGTATTGGCGTACAGATCGATACAACAGCTATTGATAAGGAACTTGCCAATTACGAGAGTAAGCTGAAAGAAGTAGATTTGAATAAAGCCCGTCTGGAACGAGAGATTGATAATCTGCCTATTGATGCTCGTTTCAGAGAAAGGAAAATCCACGACATGACTTTAAGACTTGATGCCTTGTATGATACGATTGTAGAGTTGGAAGAACGGATTGAAGATGCAAAGCTGAGAAAAAGTTCTATCGAAATGGAAACAATCACTCTGGACAATATTTACAAGCTTATGCTGAATTTCGGAAAGCTCTATGATATAATAAGTGACGAGGAAAAGAAAAGCCTTATTACTTATCTTATAAAAGAAATTCAGATATATCCAAATGGGGAGTCAGAGCAGCCTTTGAAGTCGATAGAGTTTAATTTTCCAATATATCGGGATGGTCAAGAGGTAAGGCGGCTCTTGTGGGAAAAAGGTAATACCGTTGAAACGGTTGTTGTTTTTCAGGCTGCACGAAGTAAGAGCAACACACCACCGGGTTATGCTAAAATGTCTAAATCAGATATTGACAAATTAGAAAACGCACTCGAAACGGATGATAAATTATAATCTACTCCTAATTTATTACCATAATTTCCCTGTATATTTTACAACGCATCACATTGTAAGATATTTACAGGTGATGAAAGATGATAAATTATGGTAGATATAAAAATATAAGGAATGCGTCATGGCAAGCACTTATTGATTTTCAAGTTTCTCAACTTCCTGTAATGTTGACAGATGTTGCAAAGCAAGCAGGTATCAAAATTATAAAAAACAGTGATTGCCGGGTCCTTAGCAACAATCAAATCGGTTTAAGCATATATGCCAACAATAAATGGTACATCATATATGATGACAGAAATTCAAAAGAAAGATGCAGGTTCACAATAGCTCATGAATTGGGGCATATCTTTTTAGGTCATTCAGTCACGAATAATGGCAGATTCCGAACGGTTGGCGAAATAGACAAGCCTGAAGAAGAGCAAGCCGCCGATATGTTTGCCATCAGATTTTTGGCGCCGGCTTGCATCCTTAAAGGTCTTAATTTACATACAGCCGAAGAAATTTCTAAAGCCTGCTGCATATCTCATCAAGCAGCACAACATAGAGCCAACCGAATGACGGTTTTGTACAAAAGAAATAAATTCCTTTTAAGCTCGTTAGAAAAACAGGTTTATAAGAATTTTGAAAATTATATAAAAAATAACCGTTCATAAAAACGGTTAAGGAGGAGATTTATGACATTTTGCAATTGGGATAAAGAAATCCATAACGACGAGGAACAATTAAAACGAATAAAAAGGGCCGAGTCGGCAGATATGACGCCTACCTCTATTGATTATGAAAATCAAACGGGTGTTTTTAAAGGTTCTGGCAAAAAGCCTTATGAGGTTTCGCTCGATTTTTGTACCTGCTCAGATTTTAGGCGCAGAAAGTTGCCGTGCAAACATATTTATCGTTTAGCAATGGAACTCGGTTTATTCGACAGTGATTATGATGTCGGAATAAATAAATTCGACTTAAGCAAAGCAATATTTTCTTTGGATGTAGAAGTTCAAAAAGCTCTTTATGATATTTGCTGCGACGCTGCATATCATTCACAAATAACATTTGTTTTTAATAAAGAAGAATTTCCAAAATATATTGAATTGATTACCAATGGTTTTTGCATCGAAATTTTGTCAAATTATCATGACGCATTTTTGACGGTTCCTGTTTCAACAATAAAAGAAATGTTTAAGGATATTGTTGCTGATGATAAGCCGAAATATAATGCGATAACAAAAACATATCTAAATTGGATTTCAGAAAACGACTATATAATAGCAAATCAACTCAGCAAGCACTACGCCGTTTTACAATTAAACGAACAAATAAATTCGAAAGTCCACACCATTGTTTCAAGATATCGCAAGAAATTCATTAAAAAAGAAGTTCCTTATGTCGACGATTTCTTCGGCGACCTGTATTCTGTAGAATACGAAGAAGTATTCAACAACGAAATAATTTAATAAAAAATAACCCCTCAGCTACGCCAATAGCCGAAAGGTCAGTAAGTAGGAGTGTGAACAACCTACCTCGCACATAGATTGTAACACACCCCTGCTTTAATGTCAAATTAAAAAGCAGGGGTATTTTGCGCCCTTTTGCAAATACCTGCTGCAATTTACCGGTAAATAACCGGCAATTTTATTAGGAGTGTGATACAATGGCAAAGAAAAAAACAAAAAGCAGAGTTAACGGCGAAGGCTCATTATATTATGACAGGAGCAAAGACCGTTGGTACGGTGTGGTAACAGTCGGATTTGATGTTGAAGACAAACCAATAAGAAAAAAAGTGAGTGCCAAGACTCAAAAAGAAGCCAGAACAAAGCTTGATTCACTTAAAGAGCAAATAAGAAAAGGCACTTATGTCGACAAGAACGACAGCAAGCTTGAAGATATTATAAAATACCAAATAGAAAAAGACAAAGCATTAAATGTAATAAAAGATACTTCTTATCTTCGACGACTTTACACTTTAAAAATAATTCAGTCACATCGGCTTGCCACTCTGCCAATTCAAGTAATCAACGATTCCGTTCTTCTAACATTTTTTAATTCAATCACTCATTATTCACAATCTACTATTAGAAAAATTTACAGTCAACTTAATTCTGCGTTTAAATATGCGCGAAACAAAGAAATAATATATAAAAATCCTCTTGAAGAAATTAAGATGCCCAAGTCATCCAAATTAACAAAGGAAGTTACAGCTTTAACAATAGACGAGCAAAAAAAGTTTATTAGTATTTTAAACAACGAAGAAAAAGATAATAAATATCGGTATATTTTTCTTTTGATGCTTAATACTGGGCTTAGATGCGGAGAAATATGCGCCCTTGATAAGGACAAGGACATCAATTTTAATTTTAACTGCATTTCGATTCGTCGAACAATAACAAAAGATAAAAACGACAAGCCAATACTCGGCGCAGATGCAAAAACAGAAAACGGCAAGCGAACAATAAAAATGACAACAATTTGTAAGAATATATTAGAGTCTTATATAAGTCAACATTGGGAAAACAACAAGTATAATTTACTGTTTTTTGATGTAAAAAACGATAAACTCATAACTACTAATCAAGTAAATGCGGCTTTCCGTCGGATAATCGAAAAATATTCAATAATACCAGTTCATAACGAATTTAAAAAATTGTCAGAAAAAAGCAGAAAAAAAATTTCTTACAAATCATATACATATTATCGCAAACTTGCAGACGGTAGTTTTGAAAAATTAAAAAAAGATGCACCACTTGATTGGCAACGAAATTTTAAGGATTATTACTATGTCGATAGAGTAGCTGAAAAGCCATTTAATGTTCACATGCTCCGGCACACCTTTGCTACGCGCTGCATCGAAAGCGGAATGCCTGCTAAAGTTCTGCAAAAAATACTCGGTCATGCAGATATTCAAATCACTTTAAATACATATTGTGATGTTTTTGAAGAATATGAGGATAAAGCAACCAAGCAAGCGGAACAGTATATGCAACAGTTATCTTTAATATGTTAATTGCTCCCCTCATTGCTCCCCGCTTAATATTCAACAGCTAAAAATGTAGTGTTTATCGGCTTTTTAAAGAATAAATATAATATTCAAACCTTGTCACCTCGACCATAAAAAAGAGATACCAGATGAAAGGTATCTCTTTTTATTTATTAGCATATACAAGACTTGAACTTGCGGCAGGCTTCTCCGAATTCGACGAGCTAAAGCGAAGTGCGAATTTGGGAGAAACAGTCCGGTGGACTGTTTCGTAGAAGGCTAGTTCAGTTCTGTGTCACCTCGACCAAAAGACCTTAGAAAGCAAATGCTTTCTAAGGTCTTATTTTTTGAGCAAACATTAAACCGCCCAAGCACAATGCTTGGGCGGTTATTTTACCTTAGGCACACATAACTGTATGGTATACCTCTTTCGTTTAAGCAAACATATTCATCTCTTATACCTGATGATTCCTGCTCCACTTTTATCGTTTTTCTTCCATCTAACAGTTGCACACCGTTTGATGTACCGTGAGTTGAAGCAAAACCGACATAAACATATCCCTTGCCTAAAGTTTTATCCCATACTTCAGGTGAAACACCGACTCCGAAAATTAAAATCACAGACGGTTTAAATGGGCATCCGGTTTGAATATTGCGAACTGATTCGCCGCTGCCGTAATAAACACCGCAATGCACATTCTTGTTCCATTTTTCTCTGTCTTCTTGTGAAACATGGTATGAAACATCGTTTTTATGTTCTGTTATCTGCTTATCAATAATTAAATTATCATTGCAAAAATCTTCTCTTTTAGGTTTATCACCGCCGAGCCAAAGGTTTAAGCCTAATTCTGTTTTATTTGAACTGCTCATATATTACCTCCTAAACTATCAAAAAAATTAAATGTATTATTACAAATTTTTTCCCAATCATCAGCACAGTAATCAAATGAATCATATGCATCAAAATCAAGATTTGCACCGCTTGCACCAAGCACAACACCCGGGCAAAGATAATCATCCAAAAATGATGTAACTTTAAAAATATCGCCGAAATTTTCACTGCCAATCGGGCCTATAAACATATTAAATACAGATGAAAAGCCGATTTCAAAACTATCAAGTATCTTTTGAAATTCATTTTTCAATTCATTAAGCCTGTAATCATCATACTTAGACGATATGAATTTTTTAATTACATCTTTGTCAAAACGAGTTACATCAAATAATTCGCACATTTTTTGCCTGCCGATATTAAGCGAAGAATCGGCAAATATTTCATTCAAAACAGTATCAAAATTCTGTTCCACTATGCTAAATCCGGCACAAATACTTTTTATCATAGCTAAATTACTGCTTTTCGCACCTACATTTAAGCCTAAACTTGCATATAATTTTTTCAGCCTGTCTTCCATAGTTAAATTGTTACTTTTCATATAGTTCAACCTCCAAGTTATCAAGGAGCAGGTAACTATCTGTATCACAATTGATTAAATCGCCCAAAAGTGCGTCGCTCGTTATTTCAACACTGTCTACGCTGTCATATTTAAGTACGGCCTTTCGGAGTTCATCAAGAGTTATGCTGTAATCAATTTTATTTCTTGTTAAAATCTCGTACAAGTCATCATATATTTTTTGCCGAATTGAATCTTTGTCATCAATATAATTCATAGTAACAAGTGCTTTGACATTATAATGGGTTTTTGACGCATTTTTAACCTGAACATCCACACCGAAAAGCTCACATTGAGGAAAAAGCGACTTAATTTTGCTTGTATCATCACTCGTAAGTTCTCTTGTGCAGGATACTATAACATCAACCTTACCTGCTTCACTGCTTTGCTTTATATGGCAGTCATTATAATCTTCAATGTTTTTAACTTCAAGTTCAATTGAACTTTTGTTAAAACCGTTAAGCGGAATTTTGAAAGTTTCAATAATTCTTTTTCTAAAAGCACTGTCGCTTTCATCATCGCTTCCGCCCGTAATGTCATCGCGGTTTATTACATATTCAATACCAAGCGGAGCTTTAACCAAAACAGTAATTTCACCGCTTTGTGCATTAAAGCTTTCACCGTTTTCCATTGCTGTACATAAAACTTCACATTCAGTCTGCCCACTGGCAAGCGTAACATTTTCATTTGTAATATATTGAATTAAAGGATTTTCACCCTTTGAACATACAGTTCCTTTTTCAATTATAATATCAGTATCACTTGCTTCATTTATGCCGAAAGATAAAATACCGCTTGCCTTCGTTCCTGATTTTCGCTTGCAATTTCGGAGTTCACCGTGCCTGTCAAGATATTCACCCGTCGCACTTTGCACAAACGCCTGCTTTAAAATAAAATCACTGTAACACGACAGTGCATATAATTCACTTGCAATTGCCTGAAGCTTTTTTTCTTCAACCGTACCCGGCAGCAACTTTTTTTGTGTATAGTTTTCATAAGTTTCCGTCATACTTTTTTGTATTTCTTCCCAAGTAGTTTTCAAAGTTCAATTTTCACCTGCCTTTCTTCATCATTTATTAAAACATTAACCTTTAAAACCGTATCATCAAAATCAAGAGATTTAACATATACACCGTCAAGATTTGATACAGCACTTCTGACAAAAGAGAGCATTTCATTTATATTTTTTGAAAGTCTTATTTGGCTTCCGAAATCTTTATCCGGATAAAAATTACCTTTTTTGCAATATATTGCCATTTTGCAGGCATTCATTATATCAATAATTTGTTCATTTGCTTTGTTCAATAATTTTACCCTCCTTTGATATTAAAAGCCCGTTTAGTTCTATACTTCCGTCATTTTTAAGATGTATATACGCGCCTGAAAGAGAAGTGATTTTCACTTCCCCGTAACCCACTGCCGAGCTATCACTTTCAACACCGATGCAAACTTGCTCTCCGCCGCCTTGGGTAAGCAGTAATTTTTCACCTTTAGGCACGCAGGAAATATATCCGTAAGGCGAATAAAAATCAACATTTCTTTCAACTCCCGTTGAAGCAGCTTCAATTTTTCCACCAAAATTCATTGTCACCTTTCCGCACTCGGTAGGCGGCAACTTTTCTTCTTTAATAATTTGCCTGCTAATCCACATAGTTTACCTCCTTAACATCAATGTTTTTGCCAAGCACAAGCTTGCATTTTTCGCCGTTTTTATCATAAGAATATATTTTTTCCAAAAGCAAATAATCATCAAATTTACCGATAAGGCTTTCATAATTAAATCGCTGATAAAGTTCGCTGCTGCAATAACCGTTAATTGTTATTTCCAGACACTTGTAATTTTTAAACGAATCTTTTATCATTTTAGAAATTTTATAATTTCTTTGCCAGCTTGCAAGTGAAATAAGATTTACATATCTGTTTCGCGAAAAGCCCAAATCTTTTGCCGATTTTGAATAAGTGTGGCAATCATAATTTGATGAAAACTCCTTTTTGTAATGAACGGCGGATATAGGCTCACTTCTGTTAATAATACTTTTTACACTTAAAATAGGGTACGAATTCAGATTAAGAATATCTTTACTTGCCTCAAGCATAATAATTTCATTACTTGCATTTATCCTTATTCCGTTGCCTGAAATCATCGAAACAAGCGAATTTATTGCGCCGAATAACGAAGCACCGCTTGTAACCTCATATTTTTTCAAAGTATAAACATTGGGCAGTTTGAATTTAAAGCCTAAATCTTTAGCATACGCTTGAAAAAGGCTCAATGCACTCGGGCAATTGTATGTATACGCAAATGCGTCATTATCAACAAGCAAACAAGCACTTGAACGGGCATAAATATATGTTTGAAATCCTTTTTCATCAACTGCTGATTTTTGGCAATCACAATATCCGTTAAATATCAATTCATCATCTTTATAAGCCAAAACTTTTTCAATTTCAACAGCCTTTATATTATCAATAAATTTAATGCTCAAACTGTCACACGCAGCTTCGGCTGTTTGGGTTAAAACAGCTGAAATTATATTTTTCAAAGTAATTTCTTCATTATCAACGGTAATTAAAACTATTTTCATTTCAAATTCACCCTTTCGTTTTCCTCTATACTAAAAGGACTTTCAAAATCGTTTAAATTCATAATATCATCAATACAGATATTAGTCCTTTTTGCAATGTCAAAAGCATTTTCACCTAAGCCGGCATAAGTATAATCAAGCGATAGATTTTGCAAGTCTTCACCGCATACCTGAGTGAATTCAAATTCATATTCAATACCGCCTTTTTGTGCGTTGGCATTATATTTAAACAGCGTAAAAATTGCTTTTATCGGATAGAGTGACGGGCAGTGAAGCTCACCTTGTAAACCCTGCCTTAAAAGTTTTGACATCATATTGCATTTTTCCTGTGCATCATCGCCGTATAAAACACCTTTACCTTTTACAATAATCGGTTCTTGGCAAATATCGTTTGCAATACTGTTTTTTCCGTATATTGAATTAACTTTTACATCGCGTGACGCAATAACTTCAATATATAAAGGATTCGTTTCAAAAACAAAATCATTAAATCTCATTTTTATTTTATTCATCATTCATTTGTGGATTTATCATAACGATTTTTGTCAAGGCGAATAATTTCACTGATGTTTTCTGCCTGTTCATATTCTTCATTCACCACTTTCACCTCCGAAATCAACATTTGCATTTATATTTAACACACATTTAAGCACATAGCCTTTTACATATTTTGAATAAGAAATCGACTCGGCTTTAATACCGATAAAATTGAATTTTTGGCTTACTCTGCAAATATTAACTAAAACTTCATTTGCAAAATCCGGCTTATCTTTCGGCACATAAATATCGGCATTTATTTTGATACTTGCGTATTTTGAAGTATCCCCAAGCTGTTCGGGCAAAACATCAACTTCGCCAAGTCCGATTGTTACAATGGTGTGCTTAATTTCACCGGCAAAGGAAACATTAGGATAAGGCTTGATGATTTTTATATTTTCAAAAAAGCTGTCTGCTTTAATTGCTTTTGCAAAAGATAAAATAAAATCGTTAATATTCATCATATTGTGTCTCCTTCACTTCCCTCAAAATACCCGTATAATAAATAGTTTCATCATTTATTTTAACGGCATTTTTGCGCAAAAACTTATAACTAATATCGTTATAAATCAGGCGTCCATCTTCTTCAATTTCAAAAATATTGTGCGTTTTAGGGCCGATATATAAATGGTATCTTGCTTTATTTGTTCCGACTTTGGTTACACTATCGTCAAAGGCACTGCTCTTTTTTCGCCACAGCGGACTAACGGTGCATTTAAAAGGCATTGATGTCCAGTCACCATCTTTAAGTACAGCAGTTGAACCTATTTTATCAAGCTGGTTTTTAATAATATAAGCACTGTTCATATCACACCGCCTCAAATGCAAAACCTTTATCTTTAATCAGTGAGGTACACTGTTCAAAAGCGAAGCTACAAATAGCTTTTGCATTTTCAAGGTTTGAAGATGTGTCGATTGAATACGACACATCCCCTGCCTTAAATGAAGTAATACCCTCTGACTGATTAGTAAGCACATATTGGTAATAAGCCCTTGCCGCACATAAAAATACAACTGTGTTTTTATTTTCATCTCCGTCATTTTTTAAAAGTGAGTTGATATATTCCGTTTCCATATAAATCAAAGATTCATACTTTCCCGCTTCTTCCTCACTTAATGATGAAAGGGTAATAAAATCTTTTTTAACTTTTACTAAATCAGTCATTTAATCACCTTACGCCTGTTTGCAGAAAACACGAATAGCATTAGGGAAAATGCAGTTAAAGCCTACAATTGTTGATATGCTGGCTCTTTCAAGCTGGCGGTCAATAAGCTTGTCAAATTCTGTTGTAATATCACTTGCAACTACTCTTTCAATCGCATAATTTTTATCAAGAGCAACAATATATCCGTCTGCAATATTAGTGTTAATAATAACTTCCGCACCGAAAGGAGTAAGTATTTTGCCTGTACCGTGGAAATCAAGGCCTGCATCGGCATCTCTGAACTGCGGTAATTTGAGAATTTGAGCATATGTATTAGGACTCATTACCATTGTTGTAAGGTTGAAAGGTGACATTGAAGCATAAAGATTTACAAGGCCATCATAAGTAATTGTATCACCGGTATACTTTATGGTATTAGATTCATTACTATTGGCAATTTCAAGAACCTTGTCAACTTCCATATGCATAATATTTTCGCCGATACGACGAAGTGCAAGTGAAAATACATCAAGCTTTTGGAACTTAATTGCTTCATATGAAGCAGAAATGATTTTACCATACTTATTAAGCTTTGTGAGTGTGTCCTTAACTTTAATCTCAACTGTTTCAAGCTGTGTGCCTTCTGCAATAGGATTAAAATCGGTGTAATTTTCATCTTCGGTAAGCTCGATTGACCTGTAATCAAGTGAATCAACAAAAGTAGTTGTTGCTATAATCTTATCAATTGTGCAGTTATCTTTCATACCAAGCTTGATTGAACGGGAAACAAATTCAGGGAAAAGTGCTGCTGAATCAGTAGTTTGGAAAAACTTTGATACAGTATCGCAATCCTTGCCTGAAACCTTAATATCAAATCTCTTAAGCTGGCGTTCAAATGCGTCAAGCCCTTCAAGTGATGTACCCTTATAATTTTCTGATGGGTCAAGTGCTTCAAGAGCCTGTGTAAATGATTTTCCTGTGGTATATAAACCTTTTTCAATTTTAATATTTTCGTATGACATAAATAATTCCTCCGTTAAATAAATTATAATTTAAATTGATTTACTGTATTTGATGTTTTGTCATCATCTGTTTTAATTTGAAGCTTAACGCTTTTTTCACGGCTTTTCTTTAAAAATGCATCTTTAAAAGACATAAGCTCCTTTGCAGTCATTACTTCGGCAACAGATGTAAATGTTTTAATATCCATTTCCGGCATTGATACTGCACAAAGTCTTACAACCTCTTCCGTAAGGCTCTTTTTATACTGTCTGCCGAGTTCGGCATCATCCTCAAGTGTATCAACATAATCTAAAAGCGAATCAATCTGGCTTTTTGAAACAGATGTTTCCTCGCTCATACCTTTGAGTGTATTTATAATATCTTCCATATTACTCTCCTTTGTAATTTCAAATGCTTTTGTAACCCCTGCCTCTCTTTGCGCCGGAACCGCAACAAAGCTGAATTCATATGCATCACTTATATCCGACAGTACCGTGCAGGCAATTTTGCCCTTGTATTTTTTGCCGGATATATGCTCGCATCTGCCTTGTCTTTTGTTTTTTCCGCAAATTGAACAGGTGGCTGTTGATGAAGAACAGGAAATAGAGACTTCCTTTTTTATTCCGGCGTCAATTGCCTCAATAAATGATTTGTTTTCATCATTTTTCACAGTGTAAGCTTTTGCTTTAAGCATATAATAAGGCTCACCGTCGGCAGTAATTTTACCGTCAACCTTTTCAATCCAAGTGTCAAAAATTCTTGCCTTTTGGTCACTTGCTTTCATTGAATGGTCGCTTATTCCCGTTTTACCTACAAAAAGCTTTTTAAGTTTTTCAAGTGCCGACAGTGAAAATTTTTCATAATCTCTGTCAATATCATTATCGCAAAGCGTAACCGTAAAAACATAAAGGCTGTCTGCGTCAAAATCACGCCTTGTATACTGATTGATTTTTTTCAAATCTTCGTCACTTGCAGTAAAACTTTTTTCAACATAACCTGATGTCAACTTTCAATCTCCTTTCTGATTTGTTCAGCCTGAGCTGTATAAAGCTGCGCCTGTGCAAGCTCACATTCATCTTGAAGTGTAATTTTCTTCCATTCAACATTCGCCTCATAATTAAGCGAATTAAGTGCAAGATACATATTGCCTATTTGCTTAATTACCGGTTCAAGAATACGCCTGTATGACTCAAGCTCCGAAGTCAAAATATCTGCCTGCTGCACGCTCATTCTTTCGGTTGATGACCAGCTAAGCCCCAGCATAAAAGGCGGAAGCCCTATTTTAGCAACAATTTGTTCAAGTAACTGCTTAACAGGAATTTCACTGTCAAGCACAGCATTATCTGCACCTATTACCTTTACACTGACATCTCCGACTGCCACAAAATCCTTAACCGAATTTGAATCCATAGCGTCTTTCCAAGCTTTTGCCACGGTTTGTGCCGTTTCACCGGCATTTGAATATGCGCTATCCTTATCCGGCTTGCAAATAACAGAATATCTGATATTTCCGGCGTGCCTCCAGTTTTCGCCTATTGTGTTATAAATTTCAAGCAAAATATCACTTACAAACGGTAAGCCCGAAAGTAAACTTGTGCCGCACAACTCGGCCGGCTTTGGATTAAGCACGGAGTACAAAATCAAATTAGGCTTGCTGATTTTATTTCCGTAATTATAAAAATCAATATCCACACCGTTTGGCGCTCGCTTAAGCTCAATTGATGAAAGTTCACTGTTATATAACGCATAAATTCCGTCGTCGCACATAACAATTTCACCGATAGCTGTACCAAAAGTCAAAAGCTGATTAAGATAATTTGAAATAAACGACGCAATCCCCTTTTGATTTCCGCCGACATTTATACTTTCAAAATATGAGTTCATCATATCGTTTACTTTTTCATTTCCGGTGTTAAATTTAAAACCTTCGCACAAGCGAACAATTTTGTTAATTGCCGAGTCTAAAATAGGAACTGCATTTCGAAGTTCGGCATATACTCTCGACTCACCGTTTATCGGCATATAACTTGATAAATTATAGTAAGGATGATTTGATGCGATTGAAGTTTGAACTGCACATGCAGTATTTGAATTTTGACTTTTTTTCCTTTTAAAATCTAAAATCTTCAAAGCTAATTCCTTTCTATTGCAACAGATGCAAATGAGCTGTTTTGATTTTCTCTGCCTAAAACAGTAGCAACAAAATAGCGAATATCATCCATTGCGTGATCGTTTTCTTTTTTAACTGCATCTTTTTTTATATTGTCATCCCAGCGGTAAATTGAAAATTCCCTAATAGCATCGGTGCAGGCAGGATATATAAAAATTTCTTCATCCTTAAGTGCCTGGCACACTCTGTTAATGCCTGTAAGAACATCGTTATTTGCCTTAATAACACGAAATTTACCATGCCTTAAAACAGTTTGAATAAAAGATGCAGCCGACGGGTCAATAATCAAAGCTGTTATTTCTCTGTTTTCGGCAAGTTTTTCAAGCTCGCGGTAATACTCCTCATCTGTAAGCTGAATACCGTTGTCCCTACCTGAATAATAATACTCATCAAGCCTAAACCACTTGCCGTCACATTCACCCCAAAGCCCTAAAGAAAAAGGATTGACTGTTCCGTAATCGCAAGAAAGATAAAAACGATTAAATTTCCCTTTACACTTTTTTATGTGCCTTTCGGGTGAAAACATAGGATATACCAAGCCTTGAGCAGTAACCCATTTTCCCTCAATAAATCTTTCATAAAACGCTCCGGAATAAAGGCTTTTATACCTATCCTTAACGCTTTGTGATAACGAGGGATTATCGTCCATAGTGAAATGGATATACAAAACCTGCTTTTCTTTTGCTTTCTTTATCCATTCCATATAAAACCAATGATACGGATGTTCCGGATTGCAGTTAAAAAAGTATTTTGAATTTTCAAGCGAACATCTTGCAACTGCTTGTTCAACAAAACTTCTCGGCATAAGTGCCACCTCATCAAGCATGACGCCACCCAATGTCATACCCTGAATAAGTGAAGCACTCGATTCATCTCTGCCGCCAAAAAGATAATAACGATTAGTCACATTTCCCCTTGAAATTGTAATCATATTTCTGCTAACCCTGTAATCAACGCTGAAACCAAGTTCTTTAAGCGTTGGCAAAAGCGGAGTAATAACATTTCTGCGAAGTGAAGAAATTGTTTTTCCGCAAATGGCAAACGAAGTATCGCTAAAAGCATAAAATGACCAGCAGATAAACGAAATACCCATACAAAGCGTTTTGCCTGACCTAACCGCTCCGTCACAAATAATACCGTTTTTATCTTTAACATCACTGCCCTTGCACCACCAATTAAGAACTGAAAGCTGCTTTTGTGAAAAAGGAATAAATTTATTCATCTAATTCCCCCATATAGTGCTTTTTAGTTGCCTGAGTGCTTTTTTCAAGTGCTTCGTAAAACGATGTTGGCGAATTATCGCTTTTTTCATTCACCATTTCTCTGATTTTGTCAATTGCTTTGAGCCTGTCAAAAAATTTTATTTCCATTCCGCCGCCTCGAGGTCGCTTGATTTCACTTACATTAAATAAATCAAGCTTCGGCAATTTTTCAATAATTTCTTCCTCCGGCTCAAAAAGCAGGCTTACCGCATCCGTAATTTCTCCGAATGCAAGGCGCCGTAATCCGTCGCATACCTCCTTTTCGCTTATCTTTTTTCTGCGTGACAT